CATTTACTCTAAAGTCTTTTGGAACAGTAACGTTGAACGAACTATCACCACGAATCCAAGCTTCAGTTCCAGATGCGATAACTAACTGCTTATCACCAGTAGCACTAGGAGGAACATAAGTTGCGTTAGTTGAGTTCTCGTCAGGAGCAGCGCCAATCAGAACGTTTCCACTTCCTTGTAATCCGTATCCAGCAAAGTGTCCGACACAGACGTTATAGTTACCAGAAACATTTGATTCTAATGCGCTAGATCCAATACCGATGTTTCCATCTCCATCTTGATTGAGAAGTTGAGCATCTTTACCAATAGCAACGTTAGCAAAACCAGAAGAATTTGACCTGAGTGTTCTATGTCCTGCCGCAACATTACTTGCTCCAGAAAGGTTAGTTAGTAGTGCCTCATATCCAATAGAAACGTTTTGAGAACCAGTTGCATTATTGTCTAAACAGTTAAATCCAATTCTTGTATTAGTATTGATGGCACCGCCGCCACGACCAATCTTCATAGGAGCACCACCGCTACCACGAATTATGATGTCAGCATTCACAAAGTTTGCCGTACCGTTGACAGTAAAGAGATCACCAACAATCGTGTTGACAGTAAAGTTCTTTGCTACTACAAGAGAATTATTGACTGTTGTGGTGCCAGTAGCTGCTCCCATATTGAGAGTTGTAGCAGCACCAAAAGCATTTATAGTTGTTGCTGATGTATTAAATACATCAAATGTACTACTATTAGTAGTAACGCTGGTGCTAAATTGTGGACTAGCAGAAAATACCAAAGTTCCAGTACCAGTGCTATCAGAAACAACACCTCTAAGTTGAGTAGAAGTTGTAGTGGCAAAAGTAGCAAGTGTATTTGAAGAGTATGCTACCAGAGCACCAGCACCACCACCAGATCCAAAATTAATTACAGATCCATCAGTACCGTTGAAAGTAAGACTATTGTTTAGATTAATTGTTTTTAGATCGGCAATATCAATCGTGGAATTTGCTGTGGTTGCTATCGTTAGACCGTTGATTGATGTAGCTGTAGCAATTCCAAGTGATGGAGTTGTAAGTATGGGTGATGTAAGAGTTTTGTTTGTAAGAACTTGTGTTTCATTTTCAGTTACAAGTCTACGAGCAACAGATCCATCATAAGATCTCCAATATGAACCTGCTTCATACCACTCAAGTGTGATAAATCCAGTTACAGTTCCAGATGAGTTTGTTGTTCTATTAACTTGAATTCCAGCATCTGCTCCTTGAAGATTATTACCTCTTCTCAATTCAATAATATTGTCCTGAACTGATAATGTTGTCGTATTGATAATTGTATTTGTACCACTTACTGTGAAGTTACCATTTACAGTTACAGTAGTGCCGTCATCAGTAATAATACTGTTTGCTAATTGGTTGTTAGAATTGTCCCATTTGATAATTCTATTATCAATTAAGTTTCCACCATTTTTGATTGAAAATTCTGTGCCATTAGTAAGTGTAAGTCCTTCACCAGCAGTAAAAGAAGCGCCAGTATCAGTATTGATAGAACTGATTTCAATTGTTGTTACTCCACCAGCACTTGTTTGAGCAATACTAGAAGCGCCAGAAGCAACAAATCTAAAGTTACCAGCAGCAAGAGGATTTGATAGTCCAGAAGCTAACTGAGTAACAGTATTGGTATCTGTACTATCAATAGAAATTGTGGTTCCTGATTGACTGACTGTTACATTACCACCAGAACCACCTTGAATTGTAATGTCTCCAGACTGTAATGATCCAGAACCGCCGCCTTTTAGTCTGGTTACAGTATTTGCAGAAGAAACTGTAATGGTTGGTTTGCTATCGGCACCAACTCCCTGTGTAAGAGTTGTAGCACCAGCTTCTAAGAAGGTAAAATCTCCAGCGGCAAGAGTTTGTCCAGTTCCAACACGAAGTTTCGTAATTGTATCGTTATCAGTTGTATTGATAGTGATAGTTTTTGTGCCAGCATTCTGAGATATAGTTGCTCCACCTGTGCCAGCAAATGTAATTGTTCCTGATTGAGGTGTTCCACCAACTTGAGACTGAATAAATGTTTCTGTATTATTATCTACAACACGACCAGAAAGTGTGATCGTATCATCTGTTCTATCTAAGAATAAAGTGAGTGCATTTGAACCAGCTGGGATCGAAGATGGAGTGCTTACAGCAAGTGTGACATCATCATTAACACCAGCGCCTGAATTACCACCAGAAGTCAAGCGAATTCGTTTTGATGTAGCAGATGCTCCATCAACAGCAGAGATAGAATAAGTTGTATTGTTATCTGGTGTAGTTACTGATCCCCCAAGAGAAATCAAAGTTCCGTTGATAGTTATCCCAGAATTAACAAGAGAAGTATTTGGTATATTTGATATAGTATTGAGAGAACCAGAAATAACACAAGTTTCTAATATTTTATTTGTTAGTGTTTGTGTTTGTGTTAGATATACATCTCCAGGACTTCCCCAGAAAACTACGTTTCCATTACTTGTAAGGTATTTCCCACTACCTCCATCACCGCTGATAACCAATCCGTTACCAGTCAATTCTATCCTGTCTCCAGATGATATCTCTTCAATCTTTTTTGAAACAGCATTAACAATTAATGGAAAGCGGTCAGCCATTTAACTTACCAGATAGATACTAGTTCTCAGGTTTATTTATGCCTACTGAGGTCGGTGATATATATTCGCCCTAGGGAATGTCATACCACTAGTACTTCGTTTTCCTTTTACTTCTGCAAGATGCCCCGATGATTTTCTAGGATTTTCAATATGCAAATATAAATTTGGACTTCCTTTTTGACAGGTATAATCTGTATATCCTCCACCGCTTGTATTGAATGTCATATCACCAGAGATGGATAATTTTTGAATAAATCCTAGTGCTTCTGCTTGATTGAATCTATCTTTTCCAGTAGCAAGACACGCTATAACTCCAGCAACTTGAGGAGATGCCATGCTAGTACCAGATATAGGATAAAAATAATTAGGAGCACCACCATATTTTGAATCTGCTAATCCACTATTATTATATGCTGATAAAATCATATCTCCAGGAGCAAATACAGTTACTGCTGGTCCAAACATAGAACTTGCAGATCTTCTAAAATTATCATATCTACTGAGATTACCAACATTGATTGATCCACTATCTGCTGAGTTAGGCCAAGCACCTCTATGATAATAAAAACTACCTACACCAGTAACTGTCATAAAATTATTATAGTCAGCATCCCCAGAAATTGTCATCAACAAATTATCATTTCCTGCTGCCCCAATAACTATCACACCATCCTTAATGGCATCCTGAACATCTGCTGAAACAGCAGCATTCCAAGATGGATAGTCTGGTAAATTAAACCTAACTCCAAAGTCTGCTTCTACTCCTGCTTGAGTCCACCCAGAAGGACCAGGATTTGTTGAACTATATGTAACTCCTCTATAATTAACAGAAGTTAGTGCTGAAAATACCAAGTTTGCACTGTTAGGCATCTGAATAATTCCACCATAACTATGATTACTAATAGTAGGATTTTTTCTACCAGTTGCTGAATTGATTGGTTTATTGCGATGAAATGCTCTGAGATAATCAAAAATTAAATATGCACCAACTATTTGTCCAGATGGCCATGAGGCAGTAACTGCAATATTATAAATGTTTGCCTCTCTAGCCCATCCATAATGCCGACCGCAGGCAGTTCCAGCTACGTGTACACCATGAGAATAACTATTTGATGAATTTTGTGGATAAGTTATGGTTCCTGTTGGTTCAGTTTGTCCATCATCATCAATTGAATTTACAGTACTATTGAGTTCAGTAAACCATTGATATTGTACAAATCGAGAAAGTCCTGTAGAAGGACTAGTCCATTCAAGACAATCATATGAAACTGGATCATCTACAATTACAACGTCAACATGTTTACCATCATTAAAAATTGTTGTCGTATCATTCACAGTTTCATTGATAGATCCAGCACCCCAGGTTCCTTTTCTTCTTTGTGCTTGTGTTCCTGCACAATGCAAATGACCCCATTGGAAATCATTAGAGGAAACATTTGCTGGTGGTATCGTATCATCTTTCCAAAAATTTCCACTCTTTGTATATGGAGTATTGTTGACAATTGCCTGTGGTTTGGCAACAAAACTATCAGCTGCTGCAACACCCCATACTCTAGGGTCTTGACGTAATTGTTCTGCTTGTTCCTCTGTCATCCAATAATGAGTGTTTCTACTCATCTCTCTCTTCATGTTGAGACGAAAATTATTTGCTGCCATCTCATCATAAAACTGCTCTAGATCTTCATGATTGTAGAGCGTGACGACATAGACTTTCTCTTCCATATCAAGCCTCTAGTTGAACGTATGTGAGAGTTACTGTAATATTTGCCGCTGCACCAGTTTTATTCACGACTTTTGCATAAGTAGTTCCAGTTGGTGTTGTATCATTATTATATCCGATTGTTCCAGGGGATATAATTTGGGTGGTAGCAGCAGTTGTAATGACTTCAGCAATTACACCAGAACCTGGCACAGGATCTGTAGTTTCAGATCGGGTAGCATCAGCAGTTCTACTTGTTGAATCAGTATATAACGTTACCCAAGCAGCTGCTGATGTTTGAATTTTCAATAATGCATATGTTTTTGGTGTTACAATAGATATGTTTCCAATTGCACTAGTAGTTGTACCAGATGCCACATTAATC